TAGTTTTCCATTTTTCCTCCTTCCTATGAATAATTTTTTTTATGTATAATTTTTTATTCATACCATCAGTTTATCACACCGACTTTTTAAGAATCGTCAGGAATCTAGTAAAGTGAATTAAGGCAGAAATAAAAAAAAATAATCTGCTAGTACCAACTGATGAAAGTTGTCTAAAAATGAAGAAAACGCTTTTTTGATTTTTTGAAAAAAAATATTTTTTTTATTTTAGGAAGAATAACCCCATAGTTTTTTAGCTTTTTCCAATAAAGAATTATCCGATTCGTTTTGCCATTTGAAATGGGAAAAGTCTGGAATAATATATTTGGTTAGCTCTTGGGGGTCGGTTGATATTTCCAACAAGCGTTCCATAACTTGAGCTTTATGGGTTAGCTGTTTGATAATATTTTTTAGATTATCCGGATGTAGGGGTGGGCAATTACCGGCATGATAAGTCTTATGGGTTTTATCACTAGCATAAACCAAATAAACCGGTTTCTTTTTAGCGATATGATAAAGAGCAATTTGACTTAAATGGTCTATGCTAATCTTTTCAGGAAGCGGTGGGGATTTAGAAGCCCATGATCTAGTACCATCTAGCTTAACCCTGCCCTTTCTAGGCCATAAGGTTTTAGTTTCAATGATATAGCGGCCATACAAGTCTATAAAGCCATGTGTAGGCACTCCAACGCCTTCTAGCCCATGATAGGCCTCAATTTCTTCTTCGTACTTATCCTCTTTGAAATGGGGTATTTCACATAATCCATTCCAAAGATTTTGAATCATAGCCCTACATACTTTTGAAAAATGTTCTTTCTTTAATTTTTGGTCTTCGTTTAGGAAAACCAAATTATCTATTTTCTTTCTAATTGGAGTATAAGTCATCTGCATTATCAAATTTAATCGCAATCCTAGAAAAGTGATCCACTCTATTCCAAGTTTTATTAACTTTATTCATTAATTTTTCACTTAATTTAATTGCGGCATGGGGAGTGTTAACAGCCTGAGGATCTTTTTGAAAATCTGCAATATTCCAATTAAATTTATTGGTAAGCATAAAAAGCTGACAAGCACTCATACAATTAGTGCCTACTTCAAATTTCTGCTCTTGTTGAAATGTTACGTTTAATGCTTCGCCTACTTCGGTTTGAGTAAGACCGGCATTTACTCTGTGTAGTAACAAATTTTTAGCAATGTTTCTTACGATTTGTAAGTCTTGTGGTTTCCTTTTTGTCATATTTCCTTTCCTTTTTTATTTTAGCGTATAGATACCCTACCCTTTTTATACACTTTTTAATACATATTAAAATTTATGTAAAAATGGTTTCTTGTTTATTTTTTTCTAAAGAAATCTGATCAGCAATTTTAGGCAATCTACTTTGATACTTAAAGTAAAGTTGTTTATGTTTATTCATCTTTTCCACTACCTTTTCTTGCTTGACTTCCAGATCCCTCAGTTTTTTTGGTTCTAGTGTCATCGTTTTTCTCCGTTGTTATTAGTTTCTTTTGAAAACGCATATCGGAGATTGTGTACTTTGCGTTTTCGCCAGGTTTTAATTGAAGATGTGCTTTATGAGTTGCCTTCTCAACTGTTGTATCTTCAATTTTTTCTTGTGCTTGAACAGTCGCTTCATAAAACCAATTACTAACTACCTTGACCATTCAACTCCAAGTTCCTTGCTTTGTGTGGGGCAATCTTAATTATATCACCCCTTTCTACTAATTTATCAACCAACACAGTAATTGAATTAGGACTTGAGTAACCTAAATCAACTTGCATTTTTCGCCTAGTAGGCGACATCTCATGTTTTGTATAATATTTTTTAAAATATTTCAATACCTGCATCATCTTCGGTGTCATAGGTACTTTATTTAGTGCCATTATGTTTCTCCTCATTCTTTAATAAATTTCTTAATAATTCATTATAACCGGCCACATCATCGTTATGTTCTTTGTTAAAAGTTTTGCTATTTATTATCCGCCATAGCTTTAAAACAATCATAAACGTACCAAAAATTCTATTCGGTACTCTTACAGTAACCCCATTGTAGGCCGACAACATCTTTTCTAAAATAGCTGTCATAAACCAACTGGTAGTATCAAAATTTCCATAATCTAATTGCTTTTGTTTAAGCATACGATCTATTTCATTTAAAAATCTTACGTTGTTTTTATCACTCATGTTTTTGTTTCCTTAAAATCAAAATTTTTATGTATAGAAGAACCGATGGTTTTAATAGGAAAGAAGCCATTAGATTTTCCAAAAAGTTTAACCGTTCTTAAATATCTTTCTGAATTAAACTCCGGCCTTTCTCCTTTAGATAGTTTTACAATCTTGGCATAATTAAAGTTGCCTTCAATTCCTTCCATTTCGTTTAAATGTTTTTTAAAAAGTTCTGAACCCTTTTTTCTGCCATAGTCTTTAAAGAATTGTGTTAAAGCTGGTTTCATTGAATCCATCCTCCTTCTAAACCCTTACAATAGTACGCCCAAACTTGTTTACCTTGATACCTTAAACCCTCAGGTAAATAATCTGAGATTGTAATTTGTTGAACATAATCCAAACAACCAAGAAAGGGAGCGGTGGCTGAAATAACTTTTTCAACCACCATATTATGAAGATGTAAATAAATAACAATTTCCATTAAGATCGACTTTGCATATAAAGTATTACAAAACCGAACACTAAACATATTAAATATATGTAGTATTCTTGTTCTATAAATATTTCAAAAAGTAAGTTTTCCATCTTTGTTACCCTCTTTACTACTTTCTTTAGGTTCATTAAAAACCAAATTGTAGTTAGCTGATTTTCCCTTTTCTTCGTCACCAGCATTTTTAAATGCTACGCTAATCTTATTGTCAAATCTCTTTAACAATTCTACAATCGGTTTAATATTAATGGGTTGCTTGTAATTGGTATTCAAAGCTATTTTATTTTCCGCTTCATTAGGATAATACAATGCTATTTGCATATTCAAACCAAGCCCCAACATCTTACCGTCTTTTGTATAGACCTCCGATAAAGAAAAATTAGTATATTGATCGCTTTCGTTTTTAACCGACCCAGTACCAATAGTCTTTATGTTGTTCTTATCTTTCCAAACCGTAATTTGGTTAGAGTTCAATGCCATGTTTTCCTCCTTCTTGTGCATTATCTATGGCTTTACGTTTGTTATCAAAATCGGCCATAGCTTTAGTTTGTTGTTCTTTAGACATATTTTGATATTTTTCACTATCCATAAAAGTATTTTGCTCTTTGTTTAATTTAGTTTGCAAACCTCTTCTATTGATAATAAAATCTTGTGGAGCGGTTTTACCGTCATCACTATCCTCACCGCTTTCTAAACAAAACCCTTTAAGAAAAGCGTATTTAGTAGCGTAGGAGATGGCATTACCGGTAGCGAATTTGTCTATCTTGGCAAACGCACTAGCCCCCTCAATTTCTATTTTCTCTCTTGGATTTTCAGCATTAATCAAAGTTAAATTACATTCGGTATAAAAATAATTTTCTATGGTTCTTTGATTAACATATTTAGGTATAGCTAATAGCTTATGTTTAATTAAAGCTGGTCGCATAGCTTTAGTAACATCATCATGAAGCAACGGATTAAAATTCATTCCGGCTTTCTTGGCGGCCTTATCTACTCCTTCTACTTCGTTCATTACGTCTAAAACTTTTTGATAAATAGTTCTACCGGCCACTCCATTTTCCTTACTTTTGGTCGTTGATTTCATACACCTTTCCTTTCGATAAATTTATACGCACCCTTTTATTAGATTCGTAAAACTTTTTGTTAATTGGATCATATTTTATTTTTCCTAAAAGCATTTCCGATATGTTTTGATCCGATAATTGCATACCAAAAAGCTGTTTTAAATAATTTATTTCCTTGTCATTAAGATGTTTTTTAGCTTCCTTGTCTAAAAGATATAAAAAGGAATGAAAAAAAGAAAAAGACATGACATATTTCTTTTGCATCACTTCCATCATTTTCTTAAAATCACCCTTGTTTTGTTCGCTTCCCATTAATTCAAAGAATATATTGTCGCTATCTTTAATGTGGTTTTTTTTGCTCAAGTTTTTCTCCATAAAATTTTAATATTTCCTTTACTAAATCTAATACCTTTTCTTTGCCTGTTTTATTAAAGGCAATATAAAAACCAAGTTGTTTTTTAATTTGATTAATTTCGTTAGATAACGCTTCCCATTTTTTGCGTTCTTCCATTTTATAAAGGACTTCTTGCTCAATTTGTAAATCCTTTTCTTTAAGTTGGGCTTCTAAACTTTTATTTTTTTCAATTAATTTTTCTAATTCTATTTTCATAGGATTATATATGTCATTAACCATTATAAATTTTTTCCAAAGGTAAATTTTTAGTTTTCATATCTTGAACAGCTTGACCAACAAACCCACCAAATTCCATTGACACAGAGGGAGGAATTGCTTTCCTTTCTTTTGGTGTCAGCATGATATATTTAGCAACCCAAATGTCTAACGGATTATTAAACTGCGATGGGCTTGTGTGATCAAGGCCGACAGTTTTCCAAACCTTTTTAGTTCTTATAAATTTTGATTCGGTAACCATATAAGTTTTGTATAAGATTTTGTATAATAAATCTATACATTTTATATATTTCTTTTACTACTAAATATGGTATAAAATTTACCTGATTCTACTATGAAGCTAAAAGAAATCGTCTATAAACGGCATAAAATAAGGGTTTTTTGGGAAAAAGGTAAGGATTGTTTAGCTATATTTGACCCCAACGAATCAACCCTTTCTATTAGTCCGTACCTATCAAAAAAAATGCTTGGCAAGATACTATTTCATGAGTTATGGCACATTATTTGTCATTTTAAAAAAAAGAATATCAATAAAATAGGAGAAGAAAAAACAGCTTTACTTACCGAAGAATTTGCTGTTATTCTTGCGGCCAATCCTAAACTTAAAAGGTTGGTTTATGGGTGTTTAAAATGATACCGTTCCCAAACAAAAAATATAAAATCATCTATGCCGATCCGCCTTATTACTTTAAAAGCTATTCTCAAAGAGGTGAAAAAAGAAATGCAACACAACATTATAATTGCATGGAATTTAATGACATCTTACGGCTTCCTTTGTTTAATATTTGTGATGTGGATTGTGTGTTGTTTCTTTGGGTTACTGATCCTTTTCTTGAAAAATCCTTTGAGCTTATTAAAAGATGGGGTTTTACTTATAAGACAGTGGCTTTTACTTGGGTTAAAACAACACAAATGAATAAACATTTTAAAGGGATGGGTTATTGGGTAAGAAAAAATCCTGAAATGTGTTTATTGGCTACTAAAGGAAAGCCAAAAAGATTATCAAAAAATGTTGAACAATTAGTTGTAAGTCCAAGACAAAGACATAGTCAAAAACCTGATTGTGTTAGGGATAGAATTGTAGAATTATGCGGTGATCTTCCTAGAATTGAACTCTTTGCTAGGCAAAAGGTTAAGGGGTGGGATTGTTGGGGTAATGAAGTATGATTTGGCTATTATTAGGTTGCGTAGGACTAGGCTATATCATAGCCACCAGGAATGAAATTATTATTTTTATAAAAATGCAATGGAAAAAATGGAAAGAGAAATTGAATTAAATAGTTATGACCTCTTAACTTCAGGTCAAATTGGATTATTAAGAGCAGCCGAAACTATAAAACAAAAAGGTAAATGGGGTCATGGTTATGATGGATATTTTACCAAACAAATTAATGACAGTATCTTTGGCACAATGGGGGAAAAAGCCGTTGCTGTATTTCTTGATATTCCTTACAAATACCATTGCAATGCCTGGAATGATCCTGATTTAGTTTATAAAAACTATAATATTCAAGTGAGAACTCAATATGATAGGAGTAATTATTTTTTAATTATAAGACCTAAAGAAGCTAAACCTAACGAATTATATATCCATGTTTATATCCCTTTTAAAAGTTTCACACCCACATTTAAAATTTCAGGGTTTATCAATAGTTCAGATATTTTAGGAACACAAAAACATTTAACTGATTTTGGATTGAATCGCCCTCCTTGTCATGCAGTTCCTTTGAAAGCTCTCCACTCTATAGAGGATATTAAAAAAATATGAGTAAAGTTAATGTTCAGATTTATAAGCCTTTTGGTCCTTCGATTTCTAAGCAAGACCTCCCCTTAGACTTGATGAAGGATTTTAAAAAGGATCTTGATATGATTAGAAATTTACCGGAAGAAGAACAAAAACCTTATCGTACTGGTCATACGTTGGCCGGTGGTTTAGGAAAAGAGGGAGAATTTCTTATTACCCCTGAAGTTATGCTTAAATGGAAAGCAAATTACTTTGATGCAGTCATTAAGGAATATTCAAGAATCCATAGACCTAACAAGGAGGTGGATCGTATTATTATTAACAGTGCCTTGCATAATTATATGTTAAAAAATCAATGGAATCCTACTCATC